GTGAAGAGTCCTGAACCTGGTTGTTATGATTGGGTGTTTGATTTGGATTTGACTTCTATGTATCCATCAATCATTATGAGTTTGAATATGTCTCCCGAAACCAAAATAGGTAAGATTAATGGTTGGGATGCGGAAGAATTTATTAAAGGAGTCACAAAGACATATTCTGTAGAAAAGAATGGTAAGATAATTAGACGATTCAGTAATGGAGAGTTAAAAGATTTCTTCAATAAAAATAATGTTTCAATATCATCCAATGGAGTCATATATGATTTATCCAAGAAAGGTGTCATACCAGCTATCTTGGAAAAGTGGTTTAATGAAAGAGTTGAATATAGAGCATTGTCTAAAAAATATGGTAAAGGGGGTGATGAAGAATTAAGTAGTCATTTCAACAGACGACAACACGTTCAAAAGATTCTACTTAATAGTTTATATGGAGTATTGGGATTATCAGTATTTAGGTTTTATGATATTGACAATGCCGCTGGTACTACAACTACTGGTGTTAAGTTGATTCAATTTACCGAAAAGGTTACGAATAATTATTATAATAAAATACTCAAAGATGATAAAGACTATTGTATTTATACCGATACTGATTCGGTATTCTATAGTGCTTTACCATTGGTCAAAAACAGATTACCAAATGCCGATACAACTGATGATAAGTTTATGACAGAACAAATTCTTGATATTGCTTCAGAGGTTCAAACATATATTAATAAGTCATATGATTACTTTGCTAAAAACTTTTTGAATATTCAAGGTGAACATCGATTTGAGATTAAACAAGAGATGATTGCCAAGAGTGCATTTTGGGTTACTAAAAAACGATATGGTCAATGGATTATTAACGATGGCGGTGTTCCATGTGAAAAACTTGATGTTAAGGGATTGGATATTGTCAGAAGTTCATTCCCACCCGCATTTCGTGATTTTATGACAAAGGTATTGAAAGCTATATTGGCTAAAGTCGATAAAGAAAGAATTGATGAGTTTATTTTGGATTTTAAAAAGAGTCTAAATGACCACGATATTACAAACATATCTTTACCAAGTGGTGTCAAGGGTATAAAGAAATACACGAAGAAAAAGACAAAACTTGGGTTTCAAGGTAAGTCTATGTTTACCGAAATGGAAAAGGGTGCGCCAGTTCACGTTAAGGCATCAGTTATCTATAATGATTTATTAAAACATTTTAAAGTCAATAATCATGAGCAGATTAGAAATAGTAGTAAAATCAAATGGGTATATTTGAAAGACAATCCATTTAATATCGATGCCATAGCTTACAAGGGTTATGATGATCCTAAAGAGATTATGGATTTTATTGCTCAGTATATAGATAGGGATAAGTTGTTTGATAAAGCCCTAAAGAAGAAAATAGAGTTATTCTATGAGAGTATGAAGTGGGATATGCCCATTGATAAAAAAACTTCAATTGAAAGGTTTTTTTGATTGACTTTAATGAAAAAAATTCGTATATTAACACATAATAGGAGTAGTAACAATGAATAAAATAGTATTGGATACTTTTATCCAAAAATACAATCTTGGCGGAAATGTAAATTCTGTCAAATGGGAATCAAGTGGAGATACATTGTCCACTAGGTTTATTTCACCAGACAAAAGTCTATTGGGTGAATTAACTTTGTCAAAACAAACTTTACCAGAGTTTGAAGTGGGTGTTTATGACACACCATTGTTGTCAAAGATGTTAGGTACTTTAGCTGATAGTATTGATTTCAGTTTAATAACACCACCAAGTGATGATGAACAACCAGTAGCATTTCACCTAACGGATTCAGTTATTTCAGCTGATTATGTTTTGGCTGCCATTGGTGTCATACCAGATGTACCTGAATTAAAGAACATACCTGAGTTCAATACACTTGTGAATATCGATAGTCAGTTTATCAATTCATTCATTCGTGGTAAAGGTGCTTTGGCTGATGTTGATACATTTGCTATTAATCCAGTAGATGGTGGAGTTGAGTTTGTAATTGGATATAGTGATATTAATTCAAATCGTATTAGTATTAAGGCACAAAGTGGTGCGGTTAATATGACGGATTCAATCGTCTTTAATGCTAATCTGTTTAAAGAACTTTTAAATGCTAATAAAGAGTGTTCAAAAGCAACACTTCAAATTAGTGATAAAGGTTTGGCTCATATCGAGTTTAACGTTGATGACTTCAATGTTAAATATTGGTTAGTTTCACAACAGGTTTAATATGGAATCACATGGATTATGGGTTGAGAAATACAGACCACAAGATTTATCAACATATGTTGGTAATGAACATCTTAAATCAAAAGTAGAGAGGTTTATAAATGATGGAAATGTCCCACATTTACTTCTATATGGTAGAGCTGGTGGCGGAAAGACCACACTTGCTAAGATTATTGTTAATAATCTTGAGTGTGACTATTTATATATTAATGCATCGGATGAAAGAAACATAGATTTGGTTCGAGACAAATTGAAGACATTTGCTTCTTCAATAGGTTTCAAACCAATGAAAATAGTTATACTTGATGAGGCCGATTACTTAAATGTAAATTCTGCTCAACCAGCTCTACGTAATCTAATGGAAACCTTTTCTGCTCATTGTCGATTTATTTTGACTTGTAATTATGTGGAAAAGATTATCGATCCTATACAGAGTCGTTGTCAAACTTACAAAATAATACCACCAAGTAAGAAAGAAGTTGCTCTTCACGCTAAGACTATCTTGGAGAAAGAGAACATATCTTTTGACTTGGATGATTTGGCACTCGTGGTAACTGCAGGTTATCCTGATTTACGAAGGGTAATCAATGAGTTACAGAGAATGTCAATAGATGGTAAGTTGAAGATTGACAAAGACGGAATGTTACATAATGAGTTTAAACTTCAGTTTTTAGAGATGATTAAAAATAATTCTGATATCAGAGCAATTCGTAAATTGATTGCGGATAGTGGTTTTAGTGACTACACGGAATTATTTAGGTTTCTCTATGATGAAGTTGAAAACATAACAAGTGATAAGATGCCTGATGTTATATCAGAAATATCAAAGGGTGCCTATCAAGACGTATTAGTAGTGGATAAGGAAATTAACTTTATTGCTACCGTATCAAGCATATTGGAGAAATTAAAATGAGTACAAAACCAATGAAACCATTATCAAAACAACAAGTTCAGGTAGATTTACAAGAAGCAGAAACTATGACTTGTCTGGAATGTAATAATAAGATTTTCATTCAAGGATATGTCATAAAGAAAATATCAGCAATTATGTCACCAACTGGCGAAGAAGTTATAGCACCAGTTCAAGTCTTTAATTGTGGAAATTGTGGTGAGATACTACCATTAAATGAGATAAATGAACTTATTTAGTTGGATTAACGAACTATTTGTCGGTAAACGAGATTGGGATAGTTTTTCGGATGCCGACAAAAAGAAGTTTAGTCCATTTATGGTAAATCGTTATTTGAGTATGGGTGAAGATTTTTTACCTTTTGTAAATTACTTTCAGAAGTACACGATAGAAGTTATGCCACATAAAGCCGTGTATCAATTTTATTGTAGTTTACTACCAAAGAAAAAGACTTACTTGAAATATTTGAGTGGTAAGAAAGAAAAGACAAATGATAAAGTAGTTCCATTTATTATGAAGTATTTTGAAGTAAGCAAATATCAGGCTGCTGAATATTATAATTTGATGTCAAAAGAAGAGTTGATATTGTTAGTGAAAAAATTTGGAAAATCAGATAAGGAAATTAAGGGGATGAGAATTAGATGAATAAGTATACGCCTACTTTTATGTTTTTATTGGTATGTTTTATATCCATACTACTTAATTGGAATTGTGCACCTAAGATAAAGGAAGTTCCAATAGCAAGAGTTCCTACAAAGATAACGAGTTATCCACTTATTGATTATAAGGGAGAACAACATAAATACAGAGATAATTTTGATAGTTTTATATTCCCACGAGATAGTAAGAAACTCACTCAGTATTGTGCGTTTCATTTTGAATGGGAAGATATTAAAGCAGTTTATGGAAAAGATGAGAATGGTCAATGGGGTTATTCTTATATAGTAAGTAAAAATAAGAAAAGTTGGAAATGAATAAATTATTGATGGCATTAGGAGTATCATTGTTAGGTCATATATGGGCTTGGTTTCATATGCAAGGTCAGTTCAAATATGAATGGGCTAAAAGTATGTGGTGGGTTATATTAGGTGGAATTCCAATTAGTCTTGCTTTTTGGTACGGAACTAAATGGTATTATGAATATTTTGGAAATTACTGGTACGTAAGACCAATTGGATTTGGAATGGCTACAATAGTTTTTACCATATTGACTTATTTAATTTTACATGAAGTACCCGACACAAGAACCATAATCAGCTTAATTTTATCAGTTATCATTATAGCAATACAATTATCACACTTAATCATAAAATAGGAAAAGTTATGAATATAAAAGAAAGAGAACTAGAAACACAATTAGTTGATCCGACAGAAGATACGGAAAGAGTATCTAGAGATATAGTAACACAAATGGAACAAGAATGGCCAGAAATGACCAAGGAGTTCAAAAGGTTACAACGAGAACAATACGAGTTGTTTCTACACAAACAACACGATTACGGTCCAGGTAATATTTCAGTTGGAACGCAATTACAAACAGAGGAAGAAGTACATCTTTCACTTACAGGTTTGTGGTTCAGAATGAATGATAAGATTCAGAGATTAAAGAATCTCTTAATGAGTGGTCGTAAAAATGCAGTAGAAGGTGAGCCGATGGAAGATGCATTTCTTGATGTATCCAACTATGGTATTATGGCAACAATCGTAAAAAATGGAAAATGGGGTAAATAATGAACGAAAAATATTGGGGTGAAAAGAAAGTACTCACGAAAAAAGACATACAAGTGAATGGCGGTAAACCAGAAAAACATATAGCAGTTCACGAGAACAAGATTTATTATTATGCTGGTGTCAGTAGAGAGAGTTCAGTAGAATTAAATAAAAAGATAGGTGAGTTAGAAAGTAAAAGCTTGACTTTATCAAAAACTCTTGGTATATTACCACCGTCAATAAAGTTGTTTATTAATTCGGGTGGGGGTTCTATCGTAAGTGGTATTGCTTCTATGGATACTATATTAAGAACACAAGTTCCAGTTTACACTTACGTAGATGGGTTTTCAGCAAGTGCTGCCACTTTTTTAACAGTAGTTGGTGAGAAAAGATTTATGAGTAGAAATTCTTATATGTTGATTCATCAGTTAAGTAGTAACTTTTGGGGAACGTATTCTAATTTTGAAGATGAAAAAGAAAATCTTGATTTGATGATGAAAACTATAAAAGACATTTATAAAAAATACACTAAATTACCAATGAAGAAACTAGATGAAATATTAAAACATGACTTGATGTGGGATGCTCAGACGTGTTTAAAATATGGAATAATTGACGAGATAATATAATGGGACACGTATCACACTCACAGTTTGTATCTTATAATGAATGCAATTTAAAATGGAAACTACGTTATATAGATAAATTAGGTACATTCACGGGTAATATACACACGTTATTTGGAACAGCTATGCACACCGTCATACAAGAATATCTCGCGGAAATGTATTATAAGTCCATTAAGGAAGCGGATAACCTTGATATGGAGTCGAGATTAAAAGAAGAGATGATGAATGAGTTTAAGCTTATAAAAGAAAATCAAGAAACCTTACCTTGTAGCCAAGATGACATGATTGAGTTTTATCAAGATGGTTTAGCTATACTTGAACACTTTAGAAAACATCGTGGTAAGTACTTCATGAAGAAGAACTATGAATTAGTCGGTATTGAGTTGCCGATATTCATGGAATTACAAAAGAACGTTGAGTTAAAGAGTTATCTTGATGTAGTCATAAGAAACAAAGTATCAGGTAGAATTACTATTATTGATTTAAAAACATCTACCAGAAGTTGGACGGATTTTCATAAGAAAAACTTTTATAAGAAAGCACAATTATTACTTTACAAACAATTCTATTCAGAGAAATTCAATGTACCGTTAGATAAGATAACGGTAGAATTTTTGATACTAAAGAGAAAGATAGCAAAACAAAGTGACTTTCCAATCAGTAGATTACAGAGATTTGAACCATCTAATGGTAAGCCAAGTGTTAATAAAACAATGAAGGCATTCACAGAATTTCGTGAAGCTATCTATGATGGGGAAGGAAATCATAAAACTAACAGAGAGTATAATGCCTCACCAGGTAAAGCCTGTACATTCTGTGAATTTTATAATACGGAGCATTGTAAATGGGGCAAGAAACTTTAAAAGTAGGTATTGTCGGTAGTCGTAAATACGAAAACCGAAGAAAGATTAAAGAATTTATCTTTAAGTTAAAACAAGATAAAGGAATAGATACCATAATAGTTAGTGGTGGATGTCCAGAAGGTGCTGACTTTTATGCTAAGAAATATGCTCTTGAATTAGGATTACAATATGAAGAATATCCACCAGCACACAAATCACATAATTTATATTGTCCACTACATGAAAGGAATTATAGTAAACCCTATAGTGTTAAAAACTTCTTTGCTCGCAATAAACAGATAGCAATTCATTCAGAATACGTTGTGGCATTCATTCCAAGGGGAATAAAATCAAATGGTTCTATGTCTACGATAAATTATGCTAAGAAATTTGGTAAAAAAACTCTTGTTATTGATTAATTCTTTATATTTATATATATACAAAAGAGTAGTAAGGTTATGAAACAAGAAACAAAATTAACATCCGTTAAAATATTAAAAACACTATACGAACAATTTAAATTCAAAACTGTTAATTCTTCAATGAATTTACAAAAACTAGTCAATAGATCAGTTCATCAATATTTAAACAACGTGGTAGTTAAAGAACAAATAGAAAACTATGATAAACTATATGCAAGTGGGAGTCGATTTTAATGAATTATCGAGAAGATTTAATTAAAGTTAGTGAGTTGTATTTTAGAGCACAAATTGAAAAACATAAAGTCAATGTAGAAAATTTACTTGAAAACCAAATAGGCGTGGCTGAACATCCAGATATAGTAGAGACTATTGAAAAGGAATTAGAAGTTATGGCTAAGTATGAAGATAAGTTAAATATTCTAATAAAATATTTTACAGATGCAAGTTATAAGAAAAAAGAGGTTTTAAATGGCTAAAAAGAAAATTCTTTTAATGTCCGATGATTTACGGATGCATAGTGGCGTAGCAACCGTGTCTAAAGATATAGTCATGGAAACACTAAATGAATATGATTGGGTTCAAATTGGTGGTGCAATCAAACATCCTGAACAAGGTAAGATTGTTGATATGTCCCAAGGCCTTGACCAGTTTGGAATTAAAGATGGTTATTTAAAAGTTTATCCTGTTGATGGTTATGGTAATGAAGATATATTAAGAGAAGTACTTGCAGTAGAGAAACCTGATGCTATTCTCCATTATACTGATCCACGTTTTTGGATTTGGTTTTATAATATGGAGGCAGAAATTAGACGTACCATGCCTATTTTTTATTATAATATTTGGGATGATTTACCAGATCCACAATACAATACTAATTATTATAAAAGTAGTGATTTACTGATGTCAATATCTAAACAAACCTATGGGATTAATAATCGTTTATTACCTGAGTATGGAGATTGGCAAACCACATTTGTACCACACGGTATTTCTAACAGAAGATTTCATAAAGTTCAAGATGATGATATGAAGTTAATGGATTTTGATGAACAATTTGGATTATCGGATAAAAAGTATAAAATACTCTATAGTAATCGAAATATTCGTAGAAAACAACCGAATGATGTATTATTGGCTTATAAATACTTTATGGATGAATTAACTCCAGAACAACGAGATGAATGTGTATTGATATTCCATTGTGCTCCAGTAGATGATAATGGAACTGATTTGCCAAGAGTTCATAAACATTTGTGTCCTGATTATGATATATGTTTTACTTATGATAAAAGTGGACCATTTAGTGATGAACAAATGAATTTACTTTTCAATTCATCTGATGTTTATGTTAATTTGGCATCCAATGAAGGATTTGGATTAGGTAGTGCTGAAGCTCTTACGGTTGGTACACCGATTATCGTGAATGTCACAGGTGGATTACAAGACCAATGTGGGTTTAGAAATGAAGATGGTGAGTTATTAAATGCTGAAGATTATATTGAATTGGGTACTAATCATAGAGGTAAATACAAGACACATGGTGAGTGGGTAAAACCAGTCTATCCAGCTTCAATATCACTACAGGGTTCACCAATGACACCTTATATTTGGGATGATAGATGTAATCCTGAAGATGCCGCCATAAGTTTACGTGAATTTTATGATTTAGGTAGAGAAGAAAGAAAAAGACTTGGTTCATTGGGTACTGAGTTTTGTAAAGAAAATCAAATGACAAGTGAAGAAATGGGTAAGAACTTTATTAAATCCATGAATGGGGCATTCGATAATTGGAAACCTAAAGGCCGTTACACTATGGAGACAGTATGAAGAAATTTGTTTTAATGATTGCACCATTCAACACCCGTAGTGGTTATGGTGACCATGCTCGTTCAATATTTTATTCCATAATGGACAGAGATGATTTAGATATTAAATGTGTTGATGTCAAGTGGGGTAGTACTCCAAGAAATCATTTAAATCCTGAAGTTCCACGACATAAGAAATTATTAGATACATTTATTGATGGGAACAATATTCCAAACCAACCCGATGTGTTGATTGATATTAGAATACCAAATGAATTTGCAAATGGTGCTAAATTCAACATTGGAATTACGGCTGGAGTTGAAACTGATATAGTTTCTCCTGAGTTTTTGACTGGTATGAATAGAATGGACCTGAATATAGTTCCATCTAATTTTACTGTTAATACATTCAAAAAATGTACTTTTGACCAAATGCAAGAT